GGTCATCGAACCAGAGATAAGGTTTCCACCAAAGCCTGATGTAGTTCCTGCCGCGCTTGCTGCGTTTAGAGAAAGACCAGATGAGTTAATAGTCATCGCAAGTGGCCCTGCTGTGAAAGCAGAGTTAAGTCCGATAGCATCGTTACTTGCTCGGGCAGTTGTTAGGTATGCCCCTGCGCTTTGTAATGCCGTTGTGATGTTTGAAGCAAGCCCAAAAGAGATAGTCGAGCCGTTAGTTGACATGCTGAGGCTTGAAGCGACTGTCACGCTCATTACGCCAGTTGAACCGTTGAGGCTGTTTACTACTTGGTTGCTTTGCGCGGCGGTTGTAAGTCCGTTGTGTGAGGCAGTCATTACAGAACCACCTGGAGCTTCTAGTCCGAAAGTAATGCCGTTGGCTTGAGAGAAGACAAGGTTGTTAGCTGTGGTAGCTGTTCGTGTTCCTGCGACGATTCCCACACCTGCGGCTGGAGCTGCGACACTGATTGAAATTGCATTAGACGCGATTGTACCGCTTGCGTTTGTTCCATTGAAAACAGCGTTCGCCTGTACGAACTGTGTTGAGGCGTTAGAAGCCATTGCTGTCGTGAGGTATTGAGTGAGAGTTGGCCCACTTACCCAGACAGTGTGAACACCTGCGCCACCTGTTGAACCTGAGATGGTTACGTTGTTTGAACCAGCAACTACCCAGTCACCGTGTTTACCGACTGTGTTTCCTGCTGTGTTACCGACGTTAGAACCTGCATGAATACGAACTACTCCAGCGTGTACGTGGTCTTCACGAGCGTAGCGGACTGCTGTACCTGTTGAGCCAGCAGAACCAACATCATACACATCAGTTGCGGCAGTTAGAGGTGCAGCGACTGATACTGAAATAGCGTTTGAAGCGATTGTTCCAGAAGCGTTTGTACCATTAAATACTGCTGTAGCTTGTACGAAATCAGAACCACGGTTTGAGGCCATCGCGGTTGTAAGTCCGTTATGACTCGCAGTAATAACGGAGCTGTTACTCATTCCAAAGGTAATGCCGTTGGAGTTTGAAAAAACTAGCGTACCGTTTGTTTGTGTTTGAGAACCTGCGGCAGCAGCGATACCTCCTCCAGCACCAGGCGCAGCTACGGAAAGAGAAATACCATTAGAAGCAATGGTTCCAGTGATGTTAGTACCATTAAAGGCAGCGTTTGCTTGAACGAACTGACTTTGATTAGTTAAATGTGTTACCGAGGCCATATTATAATGATACTGCTGTTAATGCTCCACCGTTTGTAATACCAATTCTCCAGCGTGTACCGTCTGCTGATTTAAGAATTACACCCTTTGTCGTGTCGGTAATTTCAACATCGTTTGTTGTTGTACTACCTGCGTCTGTTACGGTTTGAAGTGTTCCTGTGGCACTTGGAATAGTTACGACAGTAGCGTCATCTCCTGCGTCGTCTGTTACTGTTACACCAGCACCAACAAAGTTTAGTTTTGTACGTGTAGTTAGTGGTGTACCCTCATCTTCTATTACGTGTCCACTTCCTGAGCCAGCACTTCCTGGAATAAATTTACCTGTAGTCGTATCCCATACAAGAGTTTGTCCGTCTGTAATTCCGTCGATGTTTACGTCATTTAGGTAACGCAATAGTTTCGCGCCAGCGATTATGTGGTTTTGTGGATTGCGAGCAAGTGCGATAATTTCATCCCACCCGTCGAGTCCTTTAATAGCAGACTTGTCTAGTCTTTCATCACCAACTAATAGTTCAAGACCGTCTCGAATAGCCTCGTTATTTACAGTTAGTTCAGTTGGAAAAGAATTAAAGCTGTCTTTGATTTCAGCAATATCGCGCTCAAGGCCACTAATGTCTGTCTTAGTTGGTATCTTACGCTCTAGCCGTTTTATGTCTCTCTCAATTGATTCTGTGACGTTCTGGAGTGTCTTTGTGACCTTGTTATCTATCTTAGCGACTGATTGTTCAGTCTCGTAAGTAAGACGGTTGATGGTGTTTTGAACTGATACGATTCTTTTATCTAGTTCTTGGAGTAACTCGTTACCTTTGTCTGAAATATTGCCAGCTAGCTTTTCACGTTCTGTTTGAAGAATACCTAGAATAGTCTCACTTAGTTGTATGAGGTCGTTTGGTGTTGCATAATCTTCGTTTATCATCTCAAAGAGAGCGTTGAGTTTTTCTAGTTTTTTTTCTTCGGGAGTCATGTGTTGGTACTATTTTACCATGTTGATAAGCTATTGACTTTTATGGTGTGAGTTTGACTGCTTGTTGCGTTGTGATAGGGGTATGTACTTCATGTTGAGGAATTGGGGATAACTATACTATTATAGCATTGTGTGTGGTATGTTGGTGATATGGAAAAAAGAAATTGTAATGTGTGTGGAACTGTGTTTAGTAGCGAAGATGGCTTAGTTTCATGTGAAGCCCATTCTTTTGGAGAGCGTGAAGCCGAGTACCTGCAAAAAGTATTATCTAATAACATCTCAGTAGGTGGATTTAAAGCTCACCTAAATGATGTGTTTACGGCGGATAATCCAGAGATGCTAGATGATGAACTACCAGAAGCTTTTAACGACTATTTATCTAATAGTGACAAGGAGGATTTATGGTTAGAAGCCAAAAGATATTGTAAGTCTATGGGCGTACTAGATAACTTTTCTGCTATCGTATTGTACGATATGTTTATGAAGGATACATTTGGTAAATAGTATAAATTCGACAGCATAGGGGCGGACTTAATAAGAGGGCAAGAAACAAATCCGTGTTGGTTCAAGTCCAACCCAAGGCGTAAAGCTTAGGTGGAGAAATTGGTAGACTTACCCCGTGTTGCCGAATATGTGTTATTTATATTGTTCTTGTACAAGTTGATTAGCTAACGATTTAGGAATTGTTATGTCGGCTTCCTCTGCACCATTTCGTAAAAAGTTTGCAATTGTTTCTTGTGAATTTTCACCTTCAAACGATAATTCGTCTGGAAATATCTTTTTATAATCTTTGGGAGAGATTGTAACTTTTACTAAACCTGGTAATTCATTACCAAACTCGTCCACTCTATCTGCAACTGGACGGACAGCAGAAAAGTAAACGTCTTTACCACCCTTGAAGCCAGATGCTATTATTTTCTGGTCTACACCACTTGTAGTCATATGGTATAACTCAATTCCATCAGGGAAATCTCGGCGTAACTGTTCAGCCATTTTATTTTTTGCTGTTTCTAGTGAATCATATTTATTTACGCTGATATAAGGCTCATTTTCAAAACCTGTCTTTAACAACTTTGCTTCAGCACTCTTATACTTCTTAGCTTCTTCTAGTAGAGATTTGTTGAGTGTGTCGTCTGCTAGTTTTGTAGTAGACATATCAGCTTCTGGTAACTTACCATCTGCCTCTTCTACGATGCGTTGTGCATCTAACAAATCTTCCTCACTTAGAGGGCCTTTTTCTGCTCTACGTTGTAAACTAAGGAATAGACCGATGTCTTCTGCTTTTTTAACATCAGTGGCCTCAAGACGCATTAGGTTTTCTGTCACCATACTATCCTCAACGTCAGCCTTGACGCTCTGATTTACTTCTGGTACTGTTTTAGATATGGAATTTGTTTTAGCAGGTGTCGTAGTATTTCTTTGGCTCAAGTTCCGAGGAATACTTTGACCATCACCCCTACCAAATAGGTCTAGTTTACCGCTTTCGCTTTTGATATTTTCGCGTACAAAGCGTACTTGTTCTTTTAGTTTTTCGATAAGTGCAACGTAGATTTCTTTTAGTTTAGCGACCAACTCAAAATCACCAGCTTTAATGGCTTTCTTTTGCATTTCTACGTTTCGGTTGATTTGTCCCTCTATTTTTTGAATCTCTTTAGTCTTTGGTACGTTCTTAGGTGCGCCGACTTTTTTATCTGCAACTTTTAGGTTTATTTTCTTTCCTGCGTTTGCGCGCGCTTGTGCTTGTTGTAATATGGCGTTTTCTGGAACACCCTGACCTCCACCCCTGAATGTTTGCGACATTGCGCGACCTTTTAACAAAGCACCAATTTCACCACCAACAATTCCCCCAACAGCAGAACCCAAACCTCCACCAACAGAACCAGCTCCCATACCAATAGCTGTGCCAGTAAGTGCGGCTGTGTATTTCCCAAGTCTTCCACCCTCCACCTTGCTTCCATCTAGTCGCTCTAGGCGTTCTATATCCCTGTAATACTTTGATAGTTCTTGGTTTACAGATTTAACATCTAAGTCTGACTTAGATTCGATTATTTCTTTATAGACTCGTGCGATAGCTTTTCGGTATGTTTTTGTTTGTGGTGGTGTATTGAAGTCAATGTTAGAAGTCGTGCTGATTTTAGCGTCTTGAATTTTAACCAACGGAACATTACCAAGTTCGTCTGCACGAACTGCTAGTCCTTTTAGTTCCTTTTCAACACCTCTTAACGCGGCAGTTAAGTCAGCGCCCTCTAGTCCTTTAGTATTTGTAAGAGCAATTTCTAGCTCACGGCGTAATTCATTTAAGTTAATTGTCTTGTTTTCGTTCTCTAGGTTCTTACGCACAACATCTTCTACATCTTTAAGCGATAGTCCATCTTTAGTAATTGGCATTGTCTTGTATGCAGCTACTGCGTCTTGAGTCCTTAGTGTACCTGACGAATCTACTGCGTTCTCTAATACGCCCGATTGAGCAATGCGAGTTCTCGAACCAACAATATCCTTGTCGTAAAGGTTAGCTTTTCTGATTGGTTTGTATTTATCTTCTACTTTTCCGAGTTCAGTAACAACCTTATCTAATGCACGCTTATCTAGTCCTGAACGAAACGCCTCAGTAGTTGTTTTAAGAGTGTTTGTAATTTCTGGCACTGTCTTAACAACACTCTCAGCGGCTACGCTAGCACCCTTAGTTATAGGAGCGGAAGTAACTACGTTAGCGATTGGAGCAATAATTTTAGAAAGTGTGTACTTTTCGCTTTCAGGTAGATTGTTGTAAGAGTCAGCTAAAAATTTACCGAGTCCTGTTTCTGCTAGACCTTGTACGCCCTCTCCTATTTTGGCTGTTATGGTTTTTTCAAATTCGTCTGTAGTTAAAAGCTTACCAGCTCCAATAACTGCTTCCGCACCCATGTTTACTACGGCAGATGGCGCGGCTACAGTAGCTCCAACTATTCTTTGTGGCACTGTAATACCCTCTTTGGTAAATGCTTCGGTAATGTTTTGCGCTCCCTGTCGTGCCGCTCCTACGAATCCTTTTGCAGTTTCAGCGATGTCTGATGGAATGTCAGTTAGTACTCTAGGAACTACTCCTGCTTTTGTTGGTTCCGTAATTCCAGTTGGTTTTACTCCATAAGTCAGCTCATATTCCTTACGAGTCATGCGTGTAGGCGCTGGGGTTGTATCAAGTGTAGATGTTGAAATAACAGGTTTAACACCGTATTTTGCTTCATACTCTGCGCGTGTCATTCTGACTGGTGGCATAATTTAGTCGATTATTTCTACCTGTGTTCCGTCTGGTGCTACTTGTATGTTAGATTGTGTTAACAGACCGAGCGAGCCGTTGTTGATGGCGCTTCGGTTTACTTGGAAGCCTTGTTGACTGTAACCAGCGGCGGTGCTGAGTCGTGAGATAACCTTATCAAGTTCTTTATCGAACTCAGCTTCACTCATGTTTGTTGTGAGTGAAGAACCGACAGCCTGCAAGAAAGCAAGGTCTTTGTCAGACATTGGGCCTTTAAGTAGTCCAAGGTTTTCTAGTGTAAGATTAGCCTTAAGTGTATTTACTTTATTTTCAAATGCTGTTCTGCTTCCTTGTAGACCTAGTGACATACCAAACGGTACAAACTTAGCCGCGCTTGCTCCTACGGCACTACCTTTTCCGATAGCGTTAGGATTCTTAAGTTCTCTGGCGATAGCCAACGTTTGGTCAAGCTGTTGCTTCTGGTCGCCTGATAGGGCAGAACCACCTACGTTGACTGCCTCAAACTGACCCGTTTCTGGATTCCAGACTGAGTCCACACCGTTTATATCAACTACATCTGGAGCGCCAACCACGCTCGCTTTAGGTCGTAGATAAGAACCAACAAGAGCAATAGCTTCATCCATTGTCTTAGCACTCATCGCACGTTGTACTTCTGCTGTACTTGCTCCTGCTTGGAGTGCAGATAGAGCGAACGCTTGAATGGCTGACTTATCTGCTTTTGCTTGTTCTATTTCTGCTGTTCTGTTGGCAAATAGTAAATCATATTCTCTCTGTTCTGCTGTCGTGAAAAGGTCTCTATTTTCTTCGTAGTCAAACTTAGCAATATCGTTAGCGATAGTCTGTGCTTCAAATTGAGCTGATACTGCGCGGTCTGCTATTTCTTTTGCTGAATCATAGCGACCTTGTACTGCCATTTGGATAATAGAAAGGTCGGCTTGTTTTTGTAGAGATACACGTTCGAGATTTCCGATTTCCGCACTAGCTCCCATTTCTAGTCCACCACCTCTTTCAGTAATGTTTCTTTTAGCTAAATCAAGTGAGCGTTGTTCACGACGAATTTGGTCATTTATAGCGTTTAGTTCAGGAGTAATATCATTTACACCACCCTCTTGTGCGTAGGCTTCTGATGTAAGTTGCGTTAGACCTTTGTTTGTTTTCAATTGGTCAAGGTATGACTGTAAAGCGGTTGTTTTACCCGCTTCTGCTGTCATCTTTTCCTGTGCTACTTTTTGAGCAAGTACGTCTTCTGTTTGTGCTGTCAGGTCAGCTTGTAGCTTGGTTTGTTCAGTTGGTAGCGGAGTTGGCGAAACTACAGGAGCAGTAGCTGGTTCTAGTGAAGATGGTGTTATAACTGGAGTACCTTTTGAATTGCCGCTAAATCCAACATAATTAGGAGTCCTCTCAGGAGGAAGATTTTTAGACTCAAAACTTGGGTTTTCTAATTTACGAACAACAGCTCTGGCTTGTTTTGCCGAAAGGCCATTGTCTACATTCTGTCGGACTTCGGCAATCCTGTTTTTAGCGGCTTGTCCTTTTTTGGTAATCGGAGGCATAGTAAAATATTTCCTTTAATTATAACACTTAATCACTTGACTGATTGACGGCGTTAGCTAAATCAAGCATGTCTATTTCTATCTGGAATCCTCGCATCTCTAACTTTAGCTGTACCCAAGGCGAAGCAATATTCATTAAAGCAACTTCAAAGAAGTTCTTATCTTGTCGCTGATTATTTACCACACCTAGTTTCTTAAAATTATCTGCGTATAAGTAAACGGATTCATTAGCTGTTCCGATACTTTCGTCAATGGTTAGAGTAGTAGTGAGCGCGGCCGTTTCTTTAGCGGTAACGTGTGCGCTGTATCCTCTTCCGTATCTATTAACTAATGTGATTTCGTCACCGATTTCAATGTCACTCCAATCAAACTCATCTCGAGTATCAGAAGCAGTATTGATTTGATTTTCGCTCAACCAAACACCCTCAAATACTTTAGTTGGGTAGCCTAGTTCGTCGGAGTTCTTGTATTTAACGACTATTTCCTCATTATCTAACAAACAGCCAGAAAGAAAGCCGTATAGTTTCTTCCAGTTTTGTTTAATGTTATCGGTGTAGATTTTCTGTGTGGTGGCTGAACTTACTGAGTACGAATTAGAGAATAACTGGATAGTGTATTTGTTATCGCCCTCTAAGTCTGTTACACGTGAACCAAACATAACGTCACCTGCAAATATTTCTGGTGGTGCTTCTTTTGAAGTGATGAGACCAATAGCTCCTGCGCTTGTGTTCACTTGAACACCAACATCTCTATTTTGTACATAAAGCAGAACGTCACCCGACATTGTTCCGCTAACTGTTATATATTCCTCAGCTTGCAACGCCTTTCGAGACAGTGCTAACTTAAATGTGGTTGTGCTTTCAACCTTGACGTAGTAAGGGACACCCTCGTCAACATCTCCTGAAAGTCCTGAGACTGTAGTAAATTGAACGGCGTCTCCAGTCTTTAAGTAATGAGTCGCTGATGTAGTAAAGATAGAGTTAGTTACAGAAAAGCCAGTGTCTCGTATTAGTCGGTCATTAGATGATTGTGCTGTATGCCATAGCCCGTTATTAGGGCTGTATACCCATAATCCAGACTTCATTTGATGGTTGATTCCTAAATCACAATCACCATCTATGTTGATATAGATATTATCTCCAACTGTAGCCATTCCGCGATTAAAGACTTTGCCGTTAACCTGTAGTCCACCACTACCTTGCCATGTTACGTTTGGGGTGTAGTACACAGGAAGCGCGGCTAATTCTTGTGGGGTTGAGCCGTTTATTAAAATAAGTTGACCTGTGTCTAACATACAAGCAACAGTACTTAGATAAGGGGTCATTGAAAACACCCATGAAGCGCCTGTGGGGATTTCATATTGGGCGTTAGAGCCTGAACCATTCCAGACAAAGATACGTGCTTCTCCGCCGTAGATATTTCTTGTCCCAACGTAAAGATAGCCGTTTCTGTAACGCATTGTAGTTACTTGAAACTGTGCAGGTATGGTAAGGAAAGTGCCGGAATCGTTACCATTTAAGTCAATAAGAAGCACAACACTTCCGTTTCCAACAGCGAGCTTATATGTCGTTAATGAATCAAATACTTCTAGTGGGTGGGGTACGTCAGTAATTAGGGTTTCAATAGAGTTTGTCCAACTAGAGCCGTCGTAATACGAAAGGTTTGTATTAATAGAAGTATAGAGGCGGTTGTAGCAGATAACCGCGTCTGAGTTTTGCGCAAAGTTTGGAGCAGACGCTATTTCCGTAGCAGAGTTTGTAGAAAGTGAGAATCTAAATGCTTCGTTTGTTGTGACTGCAATATAGTCACTATCGTAGTAGTTAATAGCTAAAATATATCCAAGATTAGCTTGTCCGTCTGTGTGTAAGTGCGCGTATGGTTTACGTGTACTAATAATTTTATTACCAGCTTCTATGGTAATGTTTTTAGTTTCATTCAACACTCCGAGCGAGTCAGATTCATTAGTCTGTGTCCAGTTTCTATCTGATGGTATTCTCATATTAAATATACGGTACATCAAAACCTCCAATATTTATAAAGCCTGTTGGTGCATACATTACGTCATACGTTGCAGAGCCTGCTTCATTAACTGCGCGTGTGGCGCTCGCGGCAGTCTTACCTGAACTAGTAGACAGAAGAGACGTAATCGTTCTAAAAATTTGTGGGTCTAATTCTGATACACCCATAAACTGCTTAATTTGTGTTTCAAGCATTGAGATTCTAGCTTCTAGTTCTTTAATTTGTTTCTGTTCTGGACTCATACTATTTGTCTTCGTTTACCCACGTTGTCGATGGTTTAGTTTCGTTTTCCCAGACTGTAGGCGCGTTTGCGTATGCGTCTATACCACTTACAGTTGGAGTTACAGCGTTGTGAGACATATCTAGGCTTACATTTACTTGTGAAACAGTAGGGCCGAATATTGTAGGCGCTGAATCTAGGTGAGATACATCGGCTGTTTCGTTTGATGGTTCACAAATAACAGCAAGTAGAGATATAACTGCGTCAGCATCTCCATTTGTATCAGAACTAACAGTAGTAGTGTAGTCAGTGATTGTAGATGTGTCGCTTGAGCTTGCGTATGCTACCGACATCGCCACGTTTGCCGCTCCAGCAAGAACAGCTATTTGTGTATCCTGTAGTTCAGTCCATGTTGGATTTGAATTAGCAGAAGTGATTGAATAACCAGAGAATGTAGCACTAGAAAGCGCACCTGATGTACTTTGAAAGACGTTAGCTAAAACAAGAAGTTGCGGTTGTGGTCGAACGAGGGTAAGTCCAGTTGCACCTGATGAAGTGATGCCGTCGGCAGAACCGTTACCTGTAGCTGAAACTAAAACAGGGTTTCCAGAAGTCCAACCTGAGATACGGAACATTGAGGCAATACCTGATGAGGTCGCGGAACCTGCAATAGCAACCGTGTAGTTACTGGCTGAGACGTCACTTGCGTCTGCAATACGGTATAGCATACCCACCGCTACGATAGTTCCACCAACTGAAACTGAGTAAGTTGCGGCGTTTGTAAATCCTGAACAAGTTGGAAGATTTGTTTGCCAACCACTCGCTACAATAAAAAGCAAGTCACCAACTGCTACGCCTGTTGGTTTTGTAATAGTAACGTTATCCGCGTTGCTTGCTGATACCGTTGATGTGCTTTCTACGACTAATGCCATGTCTAGATGCTAAAGATTCCGTTTGTACTGATGGTTGCTGTGAGTGTTCCTGCGATTGGGTAGACAGTAGTTTGTACACCGCCCACTAATAGGTCGTTACACGTTAGAAGTTCTGATGTCGCGTCTACTCCTGTTGAGATGTAGAACACCACGCAATCTGTACCTGCTGAGAGAGTGATTGTTCCAGTTGTTAAGTCTGCACAGTCAAATTCTGTACGGTTGTCAGTGTTATCTGCTGTGATGGTGAAACTCGCTACAGTTAGGTCTGTTGAACCTGATGCGCGTGAGGCTGAAATATCTGAAACATACACATGATTGTCTGCGTCTGGTGTATAAGATGGGTCCATGAACATTGCCTTGATGGTGACAGTGTCCATGTCGTTCTTGGCGATTGCTCTGCCGAATGTATTGTACTTTACGTTGGCCATAGGTTATCTGTTATCTTGCTTAAATGCTGTTAATTTATTTGGTCGTTCATCTTTTGCGCGGAAGCCGTAGTATTCTCTAATATCTTGCTCTAGTTTCATTACTTCTGCTTCGATTCGTGGGTATGAGTTGAGACTATTGCGTCTTGCGTAGTCTAAAGCAGGGCGTAGGTAGAAGAATTTGTGGTGAAGTCCAGCAAAACCAGCTTTTTTAGTCGTATCTGTGTAAGTAAAGTAAGATGCTTCTCGGTTTATAGAGACTTTTAGGCCGTTTGTGACGTTTGCTGACGGCAGTTTATCAAGACGAATGATATTAGCGAGCTTATCGTACTTAGTCGGAGAGCCTGTAGCACTCATTCCGTCGGAAAATGTGCTAGATTCTGTTTCTGCATCAGAATCGTAAGGGGTTAGAAGTCGAAAAGCAGAACTTGCGCTGTCTTTTGCGTACACTTTATAGATGTCGAGGATAGCGTTACCGTTTTCGTCAGTTAGGAGAGAGTATTCTCGTTGGTTTGCGACGATGTTAGTGGTGATTTCAGGGTAGTCGGTGTGGTTTGTGTCGTCAATTTTCCAAGAACCAGACGCTTGAATAGCTAGAGTGAGGTAATCGTCTATTGCTAAGTTTGCATCGGCTGTGAACTCTTTAAGTAAGTTAGTGTTACCAGAAACAGTAGCACGTTGCGCACTAATTTCACGCTCGTACATTTGAACGAGTCCGCGATATGTGCTTGTGTCGTTAAATGCGAGTGACATGGGCTATTTCCAAAGAATTGTTATATCTGCTGTTCCTCCGATTGTTGCAAAGAGTCCTGTGTTGAATGAGATACCCTGTGCGAATGGGATAAAGTTAGGCCCTGCTGCGAAAGTAATGGTGTTAAAGATTACTGTTCCAGAACCTGCTGTGTTGTCCCACAACTTCAATGTTCCTGATGTGTGAGAGTTTACTACTATTCCGTAGAGTGTACCTGCTGCTGATTTAATCGCCGCAGAAGCTGATAAGTTTGTGTATTTGCAGTTATCCATATTTATTTTTTAATTGCTATGTCCACCCACCCATAAGTGAGTGAGTGAGATAATCATTAATCTGGAACGATTGCTGTTTGGAAAGCACCGATAGCGGTACGACCCTCAAGCATCCATCCAATAGTGTTGTCGATTTTGGTCACAGTGTAGATGTTTGTTGCTGTAAGGAGAGCTTCCTTAGTGCCGTCACAGTCTTCACTGTTGATTTCTTCTGCTGAAGACGCTGGTGTGCGTAACTCTGAGTTAGCTGCGCCTGCAATGATAGTGATTTGATGTCCTACTGGTACTGACGCGAGAGATGGAAGGACAGTGAAGTCGTTTACATCGTTTACGTTAGCGCCAAGTCGTACTACACGAACTGATGGTGGAATACTATTCAAAACACTAGCGGTTGCTGCTGGAGTGAGTGTTACTGCTCCGAGCGTTAGTCCACCAAAGTGTGGGTTGAATCCATTTGCTACTGCCATAATTTGTTTTTGTTACTCATTAGTGAGAGGGTTTAAGGCTGAACGCTGGTGGGAACATTCAACCCTAAAACCTCCCACCAAGTGAGAGGTTAATAAAGTTAGGCTAGAGTAATGTCGATGATAAGAGTAACTTTAGGCGCCCATAGTTTGAATCCTACGTAACCATAAGTAACTACTTCCATACCTGTCTTTCCTGAAACCATCTTTTCTTCTGTCTTGACTCCGCCTGGAAGCGCAACAGTAGCCATATTCTTGACTCCTGCTACACGGTGGCCTGAGTTAGTCCATGTGATTGTTCCAACAGTTGCGTCGGTGAAAGTGCCTGTTCGTACAACATAAATGTCTACGCCCATCCACTGTCCTACCTTACCGTTGTTGAGTACGTTATCAGCGAAAGTGAAGCCGTTAGCCGCACCTGCTTGATAAAGTCCTACCATGTCAGTGTTTTCGAGAACAACGAACTTACCGTTGTATGAGTCTGCGAAACCGTCAACCTTAGCGTTGATGTTAGCGAAGATTTCATTTACGTTAGCTGCTGTAGTGAAACCACCTGCTGGTGTGGTGTATGTTCCTGTTCCGTCTTCACAGAGGTTGTTGAGTACAAATTCGTCAATCTTCTTAGCTACGTTGAAAGCCATTTGCTCTGTACGTGCGGCGAAGAGGTCGAACTGTGTCAAAGACTCTTGGAAGTCCATGATGTGTTCTGCTACGATGAACTCGTCAGTTACAGTCAGGGTGTCATCAGTGGTTGTGAAGTCTGCTGGTGAGTAAGTACCTGCAAGAGCTTGTACTACAACTGTTGGTGTTGAACTGTAAGGTGATTGGATTCGTAGGTTGTTTGAGCGGTCTACAGAAGTAATTGCTTCTGAAACCATTGCGCCTCGTAGAAGTGTATCTAGAGTTGCTGAGCGATATTTATCACGATATACGCGTGATGCGATGGTGTTAGCCATATTAGGGTTAATTTAATTTATTTTAACCCCACCAGTGGCTACTTCTTACCGAGTCGTATACGAGCGAGCTTTGCAATATCTTCGGCTGATTCTGGCATCTTGCCGTTTTGGGCATCTGCTAGGAGTCTTTCGTTTGATACTGTTCCGCCTGAACGTCGGCCTGTTCCTGTATTTACAGCAAGGGCTGAGTTTCGTATTTCTGCGTTCTCTGCAAGAGTAGCTTTTATGACGGTAGATTTGAGAGCTTCTGCAACAGAAATGTTCTTTCGGCTTGCATAGTCTAGAATCTCGTCTAAGTCTTCTTGTGTGTCAATGTTAGCGTTAAAGATAGCTTTCTGGTCAAAGATAGACAACTTAGTGTCAGACTTTGTCGCTACTGTCTTTTCCACCTTTACATCTTTCTTTTCCTTTAGTTCTGCTTCTGCTTTCTTTAAGCGAGCGTAGAGTTGCTTTTCACGTTCTGTGTATTCTTCTTTCTCCTCTACCTCTACTACTTCTTCATCGTTTTGTGAGTCGATGGTCTCTGTTTCATCGGTTGTTGAGTCGATGACCTCTAATTCTTCATTTTCCATTTGATGAGATGGTTACTCTATTAATATTATTATACCACGCCTTACTTAGAACTATTCTTTCTTGCGGCTTCAATCGCTTCCTCAATTTCCTTTTCTGTTTGTTCTGCAATTATCTGTAGAGAACGGAGTCCACCCTCTACATGATTAAGCATAGATTGGTGAGTAGCTACAGCGAGAACTCTGCCCGCGTCGTCTAGTCCTTTAAGGTCGAGTCCAGACCATGAGTCACGATAGAAACCAACTGGAGTTTCTGATTCACCTGTTTGCAAGAGAATCTTTCGGAGTGTGATAAGACCTTGTTCGTTATCCTTAAACGTAGCCTTAATCCACGCTATTTCGCTGTCGTCTAAGCGTCTGAATTTCTTGTCCACCATAATATTTTATTTCTTAGCTTTTGTAATCTTCTTCTTGATTTCTTCTAACTCGATGTCGTTTGCGTCTGGTTCAACGTCTACACTGTCTTCTGCCACGTTAAGTCCGTAACGTGCGAATAGGGCTTCTTTCTTAGCTTCGTACTTGGCTGGGTTTTGAGCCTTGTACGCTGCGATAGCTGCGAGTGCCGCTGACTTATCATCTGTTGGGATTGGTTTATGTTCAATCTTTGCCATAAATTTGTTTTTAATTATTTGTAATATGTTCATAATTGTTCCACCCCACCGCTTTTAGGTTTGTAGCTGAGGTGTTGCTTGCATAGGAGATGGTTGAGCTGGTTCGGGAGCTGGAGGAGTTGAAACTGAGATTAGTTCTAATGGTGAGAATGTACCTGTTTCTTCTAGAATCTTAGAGAGAACGAGCTTAGCGTTTTCCATATCTCCCATGCTGGCTAGAGTTGATAGTACTGTGTTAAGTGTGGCGAGATTTGCTTGCTTGTCTGATTGTTCGTTAGTTACCTCGACTTCTACCTCCCATTCAAAGTCACTGAATACATCTTTCCATGTCTTTTCGTCTAGTTCGTCTGGCTTGAAGTAACGCTTGTTACCTAGTGTCTTCATTTCTTCTGTAATCTGAGTTTCTGCGCCTATTTGGTCTGGTGGTGTTATTTGCGCTGGTGCTTCGTCAATCGGAGACTCTAAGAAAGTCTTTAGTTCTTTCTTGTACATTTCTGCCAGTCGTCTCTTAGCTTCGTTTGGAATGTAGAGTTGGTCTATCTGCTTTACACCCATGTCGTCTAGGACAGCTACAATCTCGTCTTTAGTATTGAGTTGCTTCTTAATGTTCGGTATGACGAACGTTCTCCAGATTTCTTCTAGTGCTAGTCCTTTGTTCTCAGTCATTAATTCAAAGAGTGAGAGACCTTGCGCTGTAGTTATCTGTACGGTTCCAAGTGCTGTCCCTGATGGTGGAGTTACGCCACGTATTGCGTCTGGAGTGCTTGATGCTTCGGTGGCTTGACCACGCCAGTCTGTCTTAGAGTTCTGTAGGGCGTTTAGGTCGTGACTACCGTTAGCCAGTAAGGTGAGTGGTTGATTTGGTTCGTGGTAGAGAATGGAGCCAGTATCTAGGTCGCCTGTGTTCTTGCCTTGATATGCTGGGTCACTAGTTTGAAATACAAGTTTAGACGCTAGTTCTAGCTGGTCTTTAATAGCTTTCTCGTTATGGTTCACCATCCACTGTGCTTCAAACAGGTGTTCTACGGCTCCAATAGCCATCACACGCCCATCTTCTTTGATGAGGTGAGTAATGTGGTATGGGTTCTTTTCTTGTCCACTGTAGAGTGTGTAGTCTAGGTATTCACCCTCGCTATCTACTGCAAATGAACAAATGTGAACCTGTTGCACGTAGATGTCTGAGTCTGATTCCTTTCCTGTGAGCATTTCTTTTTCAAACTCGCCGTGTAGTTCGTAGACTTCTATGTAGTCAGACTTGTTATCTTGTCTGTCCTTACCCATTGTCTCGCGTGACTTTTGAGCGTGTTCGATAAGAGACTCTACTTGCTCTTGGTCAAAGAGTGGGTTCTTTCGTAGTTGTGCTGGTGTGTAGTAGTGCTTTTCAATTACAGGGTTGCCGTAAAACTCAATAGCGTCAACAATTAAACGATTCCACGGTACTACAGTTGCGATTAGTTCGCCGTCTTTCTCTACGAACTTAGAAACTGCTGAACCGTAACGTGCTAGCGTTCTACCCCAGTCATTGAGCCAGACGCCAAAGTTACTCTTACGCATCCACTCTTTAGACTTTACATCTGCAAGGAGGGCTGTAGTGTGAGCAGAACTCTTGGTTGCCTTAATACGAATGTTAGCGCGGTCAATATCAGTAGCGCGATACCAGACGTTAGACGCGGCAGTTACGATGTTAAAGAAAGGTTTTTCACGACCAAGTGAGTCAGTGCTTCCAGAAGTATGCTTACTGTTTAAGTACGCTTCAATCTTATCAATGTTTTCTTTTGGTGAAAACGTAACATGCTCACTGATTGTAGTATCAGAATTGATGTAGTCTTGTTCTTGCTTGCGAATGATGTCTAAAGCTGTCTCCATGTGTTAAAAGTTTTCCACCTTTTACAGTTGATAAGGTTATGTATTTGTGATTATTATATCACGCCAAACATGAACTCACTGGTCAAGCGATGCCACTCGCCCATGTCTTTATAGTTTTCTGTTAACTCCTCTCCTTTAGCAATATCTCTTAACGCCACTTTCCCATTAGTATTTGGATTATCGCTGTGATTCATAAACGAACGGAAATCTGCAGCGCTATTAGGGTCAAGAAAGATAAGCGGTTCGTCTTTGATAAATATAGTCCTCGGTAGTATCTCCTCTTGTATTTCTATTGGTAGACTTTCAAATTCTTGCTCAGTCAGCTCAACAGTTTCTACGCGCTCGTATTCAAATATTACCTGCGTTCCTTTCGGTATGTCTCTAATGGCAAAAACACCGACACCGTGAATAGATGATGGTTTAAGCGTACAAAAGACAGTTTGCAGTAAGTGGTTCATTTCGCGCTGTTAAGCTCTCCTAGAGTTATCTTGAATTGATTGCTGATGTTTGAACGTGCTTGTTGTCTTTCTGGCGAGTCATCAACAAAGTCTTTCTGTAATTCAAACCATGCGCGGTAAATAATCGTATCTCCAATGTCGGGTGAGCGTGCTAGCTCTAGCTTTGCATCCTCTTTGGGTCGTATTCGTAACTTACCCTCGCTGTCTATATCTTTCTGGCGCAATAGAGCTGTTAGTTCTTCGATGATAATGTCCCGATATTTAGGAACATTAAATACAATTTTGTGTTCGTTTATTAGTTCCGCCAACTTAAAAGCACACTGAGTCTTTAAGTTAGCAAAGTTTCGTTTAGGTATTAGGAAACTCTCTATTTTCCTATCTCTTGCACGTACTTCTGAGGCCGTTGGAAGTGGCGTACTGTTAGCTATAAATCCCTTTACTCCAAACATACCGTCAACTACAGCACCACCAATACCATCTTCGTCGATGATGATATGAGAATAAGGGATATTCTCAGCTCTAGCCATATCTTTCGCTTTTTGAATTGTTGTCTGCGTATCTTGTTTGTGGAACTGTTCTATTTTGTACAATTCCAAACTATCCCAGAAAGCGAATACAGTAGAGTCCTGCCCAAGTCTCGCAACGTCAATGATTAGGTATTTCTCACCATCTTTAACTACTGGATTACTGAAAGCATCAGTAAGAGCATCAAAGGTAATTAGACTGTCTTGGTCTTCGTCGTAATCCCAATTACCCTCAAATAGACGTTGACGGCGAACTGTGTCCTTTTCGTTTCTTAGTGTCTCAACGTAATCTTCTGGTAGATACGGGTTATCGGTAACAAGGGCTTGAATAAACTTTCTCCCTTTGGGTAACAAGTCTATTTTCCATAAATCAATAAAGTCTCGCTTCATCCAGCCTTTCTTGGGGTTTGCTGTGATTAGTAGTTTCTTTTTTAGGCCATACTCGGCGTTCTTCCAACGACCAATAGAAAGCCAAAGGTTACTTTTAGCTGCTTCTGCTATTTCTCCTCCTTCTTCAATCCAACCACGGGTCATCTGCATAGAACCAAAGCGTTCGTATAGTGGGTCACTTGGTATTTCCTTACACGCCAACAAATAAACCTTTGAGCCGTTCTTTAACGTGTAGCAGTTATCTTGTCCGTTAAATGACATATAGTCATCTATTTTTAATCCCCAGTTCTTAAACACTTCATGAATAGTAGGGATTGTAAACTTTCGCAAGTCTGTTAGCTCAGCGCGTGCAATAAAGTAATGTGTTTCGGGGTATATCAACGCATCACCAAAGATGAGAGAAGCACCGAGGTAAGACTTACCACCACCCTTACCACCACCGTAAAGAATCTCATCAGTAGTAGAGTCAATCCACGCTTCTACCGCTTCTAGCTGGCGCTGGTTCTTTGTTTTGAACTCTAGTTCCATACTATTACAAAGTTTCTTTTATGTGGTTGAGGTATTTAGAAACTTCTTCACCGTTAGTCTTGCCTTGCTGAAACCAGTTCATTAAAAGGATATATGCGTCAGCCCTTGATAGCTCTTTAACTTGCGTTTTGAATTGTTCAAACATAGTTAATCTTTAATTATCTTCATACCAGTAATCTCTTGTACTTGTATTGCGCCACCGTCTTTTCCTGTTTGTTCTACTCGTTCTGAATATTTAGCCTTACCGATTCCCTTAGCCACCAAGTTAACTGCTTTCATCTGGTTGGCAATGAGTGAGTTGTCTATCTTCCCCTCTTTGTCTACAGGCTCTAAATCGAGCAGTTCATTGAGTCTTTTTTCGGCTTTCTGTAAGAGTAAAGAGTCTTTGACACTTTCTGACAGCCAGTCAAGGTCTTTATGTAAAATGACTTTAGCGTATTCTTCTTCATATCCTGCTTTAATTGCAGATTGATACGCATTAGAAAATGTCGCACTCTTAGGGTCGAGGTAGTAAGCTAAGAACAACTGTTGTCTTGGGTCTGGCGTGTATTGATTTGCCATAAATTTTGCCCTGTTTTGGATTTGCACCAGACCTAGTGTGAAAAATGGGGGTGGAATATTAGTAAGTATGGAAACACTAGAGGAGCACCTTTCTCTGTTCAATTGAGATGTGACAGGGCGTAGGCCAGAGTCGCGTCTGGCTTGTTGCTATTATACCATGCTTTCTTTACGTTTAGGCAACTCTTGTCCACCTAATCTATAGTTACATTCTTCGCAGTAAACCTTGTTTCTTTCGTATCTTTTTTCTGAGACATACACTTGTATCTTTTCAGTAATGTCTTGACCGCAATCATTACAATGTACTACTTTCATGACATTTGTTTACTTTAATTGTGACATTTTGGCACGATTAAGTTCTTGTGTTTTCTCCATAGAAGTCTGGTTGTTTACGCGGTTCGTAGGAATCTGTTAGCACTCTTTCTAGATATGCTAACGCTCTCCATGCTGTTTTCCCCAAATGTAGCATACCATCATCATCTAAGTTCTTGCCGTCTATACCAGCGTCTATTAGATGTCTGAGTAAAGCATCTGGTTCGTCTTTTGATTTACTTTTATCCCAGTGTAAGTGTTTGTCGGGGTGGTGTTGTTGGTTTCCTGCTAGTGATACTTGTGAGACGTATTTGATAGCGTTAGGGAAGTACATACATGCGCCGCTAAATACTGGTGTGTCTTTACGCTCTTGGTGTTTGTTGCTCATATTACTTTTCTAAATCTAGCGTGTAATCCTCAACGATACTTCCTTGTGGTATTTTAATTACTTTTGCGTAGGAACTAGTAGCTATAAAGACATATTTAAGCCAATTTGATGTAAATCTTTTCCTATAACTGTCTATTCTTGGTTCTCCAGTTGTGTACCTAATAATAGCTTGGTCTGCACTTATAGATTTTAGACGCATGTAACCTCCGTCTTTTTCGTAGTACCAGTAAGCTGGCTTTTCATCTATGCGACCAGAAAATAAAAACGAGCTACCGTGTATTTCCGCTGTGTCGTTAATAGCTACGATTTGTTTAGATTCGTAAACATAGTCCTCGTAAGGAGCTAGATAACTTACGGCTATCCATGCCACTAAATACAACGGCACGATGACTAAGGCCAGACTAGCTAATATTTGTTTCATTTCCATATAAATTACTTACCATCTCCCGTAATCTTTCTACTTGGTCTACCAACTCCCGATAATGTTTTGACTTAATCTGTTCATTCTCATGCATGTTGTTTAGTATCATCATGAGTATGTCCAAACGCTCTAATAAATCTTTCATTACTGTAAGTATAGTTTGGATTTGTTAAGAGTGTAATGGTTGGGCTGTTGATAACTTCTTCTTATACATTTCTATTTGTTCGCGGTACCAAACTCTATCTACTTTCATCGTCTGATGTCTGCTCGCTTTCATTGCTTCAACAAAATCGTTCCCATATTCTCGTTTTAAGTTTTCCTCAAAGATTAAGGTTTGTCCTTTTCCGTAGCCGTTGCAACCCCAACACTGAGGTCGACAGTTGTCAACACTCCACCTTGTAACTAGGTATTGTCTGGAGATGAAGTGACCACACTGGAGTCTGTCTGACGGCTTATTACAGGTGTAACAAACTTTAGGAAAGATAGTTCGTATGTAAATTGAAAAGATGGCATCTAGGTCTTTTTTAAGACTGGCCTGTGTCTTTTCCTTTGTCTTACGTTTACTCTTAACCTTGGGGCTTGTGTGGCTCTTGAGGGGGGTTCTAGACTTTAACTTTCCTAGTTTATTGTACTCACGCTTAACGGCTTGCTTTTTAAGTAGCTTTTCTTTTACTTCTTTAAAAGATTTCTGTTTGAAGCCTGACCTCTTCATCTTACTTGTTGCTTAAATCTAATTGCCAAATACTCCACGTGTCGTCATCTTGTTCTTTGTAAATAAGTTGCATATCTTCTGGAAAACTCCACTTGAGTGATTTAAGATGTTCTTGAAAATCATTTAATGCAAGGTAGTTAAAACCTCCCATAGCAATCCAGCATTCCATCGCTTTACTACCACCTTGCCAGTATCGGGGGGCATCTCCCTCGTCCATCAATACCAACCCCCTTTTTCCTTCTTTTTCAAAGAAAGCGTTTACCTCCCTCATCCTTTCTTCATGTTCTTCCAGAGTCCCTAGATTTAAAATTATGTTTGTTACGTAACTCATATCCTCTATCTTACTCCTTGTGTATGTTTATGGTAGGGGTAGCTTGTGGATTACTCACCAATTAGTCGTTCAAAGTCTCTAAACATTTGACCGCGCTGTTGTTTTTGTTGCGCCATTAGTTTCTTTAATTCTTTCTGTTTCTTCATCGCTTCGTCAAATTCTCTTTGCCAGTTAGCGTCTTTAATTTTCTTCTTTCGTTTTCCTCTTCTTGTTTTACGTCTAGGTAGAAGATGTTTAGTGTCTTTCTTTATTGACTTAGCAATAGCTTCTCTATTGAGTCTTCTCTTGTCACTTTCTGTTAAATATTGTTGATGCATTTTTTGATGAGTTTCAGTTATCCCCTATCCTGTTGTTAGCAGTAGTTAAGAAAAGAGAAAACCTTTCTTTTAATATGAGCGAGAACCGCGTTGTGGGTTCTTCGTCTATTTAAGTGATTCATTTCCCGATTGAGAACAGAACCCCCTTATCGGCTACATCTGAGTTTTACTTGTACTGTAGCACTCTACCCTTTCTACAAGAAAACACCCACAGTTAAGCGAGTGTTTTGTTTTGAATACTATCAGCGCAAGCCAACGGAAAAATGTGCGTAATCCCAATGACTTGGCTTGCTGTGAAAATATTCAACTGTAATGATTGATTACGCACTCAATTATTATACCATGTAATTAAAAGCAAGTGCAAACGGCTTATCCACTTTTCTTTTTTGGACAACACTTATACCACCACAACGCACAAAAGTTTTTAGAATTATCTAACTCTTTATAGAAAGCGTGTAGTTCATCTGTAGGAATCAGTTTCATTTTGGTTGCGTAAAATGCTGGCGGTAGTGGTTTGTAGTTTCCAGCAATTCTAGAGTTGTTTAATTTTGTGACGAATCGTTCAATAAGTTCAGCACGTTCGCTTGTAGCTTTCGTAGTCGGTTTACTGAAACGAGAAAAATCAAAGCTGGGTTTTTTTATTTGTACTGACGGTTCGTCTTCCATTCCTCTATTGTATCAAGAAGAAATTTTGTATAAGCCGTTGGTATGTGGATATCATTACACCCCCACCTTATCTATACTTACCCGCAAGTCTAAATATTCCATTGCTTTCTCTTTACTATCAAACTGTCCGATGGGTAAGGGAACATCAAAAGCGTTATCAAAGACAAAGTATGTGATGTCTGGGCATTTCTCGCAGGGACATGGTTCTTCATGTATGAAGTAGCGGTACATCTGTTTATTTTACCATGTGGATAACTACACCTTTACATTCTCCCAGACTTTGCTACTATGACAAGTATTACAGGATAGTAATTAAGTATGGAATCAACACAAGACCAAGCACGCACCGAGCGTGAAGAACAATTAAGACAAGACCGAGAAGAAGCTAGAGTTTATGAGCAGTATGATAATCCTAGAGATTAGGTATGAACTTCTACGAATTTACACAAAATAATTCAGGTGGTAGTTGGGTTACTGACGAGCATCTAGCACATCGTGTAGTTATCGAAGCAAACAACGAAGAAGAAGCGATGGAAAAGGCACAAAGTTTAGGAGTTTACTTTGACGGTTGTAGTTCAGGTCAAGATTGTGGTTGTTGTGGAGATAGGTGGAATAGACCACACGAAATAGTTTTACCTTATAGGTACGGAACTTTTGGAAAAGAAGAAGCTGAAAAGATTGCGAAGAAATACAAATCTGACTTTGGAAAAACTACGTGGAGATTTATGAACACACATGAACCAGACCCAGACAAATACGACGTTATCTTTACAAAGGTAGAAAGTTACATGAAGTACTTAGCTGATGAGTATGGCACCACTAACCCAGACGCTAGAATCTTCTACAAAAACGGTAAGGTAAAAGAAATTTAATTTAACTATGTACGCATCAACACCAGAGGACATCAATACCATTAACGCAGAAACCGAACAAGAAGAATTTGATTTAGCACTTAATGGTTTATCAGAAGAAGATTTAGTTTATTAGTATGATTTATACACTTGGGTATCTGCACAAGGAGGCGGAACAAATCTACGGGCGTTGGAACGGAAGCGACAAGAAGTTTATTGACGGTAATGGTGAAACACGTACAGACGAAGAAGCACAGATAGCAAGTGAGTTGCTACAGAAATTAACAGAAATAGAAGAACTAACCGCCTCTCTCGGTATCTAACGTGTGGCCCTCCCCATCTGAAACACCACTCGACAAAGATGTGTACATGAAACACTACGAACATCTTTACATGACTGGTAATCTTAATCCTGAGATACTAGAACATTTAGACAAGTGGCAACAAAACGCATTAAGAGAATTAAAGAAGTGCCAAGATAGAATTACAAGACGAGGACATAACTTAGAAATACATGATTTATAAAAAACTACTAGAGTTCCAAAAGCTCGGTATCAGTATTAAGAAAGATAAAAGAAACCCACACTTTAAGAATGACTACGCTAGTCTTAATGAAGTGTTGGATAAGGTAAAACCAGAACTTAACAATTTGGGTATTGTTGTAATCCAAAGACCATGTGTTGATTACCTAGAGACAATCCTACAAGACACAGAAGACGACTCTTCAGTTGTTTCATATGTCCCATATATCAACCCTACCGACATGCAAAAGCTCGGAGGTGCGATTACCTACGCTCGACGCTATGCTTTAATATCAATGCTAGCTTTAGAGGACAACGATGATGACGGTAATTTAGCAAGTGCAAAGACCGTAGCGAAGAACGTGCCGTTACCAGACGAAGACGAGATTGATTTTAACTAACTAACATAAATTTATGGAACAAAAGAAAGAAGCAGTATTTGTAGACGGAATGATTTTCAAGAAGCCAAAAGAGGGCGCACCAGAATTTATTAAAGGACATATCAGTATCAAAGCACCAGAACTTATCGCTTTCTTACAGAAGCACGCTAAGCCTGATGGTTGGGTAAATATCGACATGAAGAAGTCTCAAAAAGGCAGTCTTTACTTCCAGTTGAACGACTGGACACCACCAAAGAAAGAAGATACCGCTACTCCACCAGATGACGACGTAGAAATCCCATTCTAAAAATCTTGATAAGAACCTTAATTATACTTAGTATAGTTTAATGTGTTAAAATGGGTACATGGAAACAAAAAAATGTTTTAAGTGCAAAAAAGAAAAGGAATTAGAATCATTCTACGTCCACGATAAACTAAGGGGCGGAAGAATGAATAAATGCAAATCTTGTACCCAGAAAGACGTAAGGCGTAGGTATTATGACCCTGCATCTAAAGAAAAAATTATTGCCTACGAAAAAGCTAGAGCGCAGAAACCTGAAAGAAAGATTAAGAAAATTGAATACCAAAAAAATTCAAGAACTAGAAATCCAGGGAAACATAAAGCTAGGGCAAAAATAAGCAACTCAATTAGAGACGGCAAACTCCAGAAGAACCCCTGCGAAGTTTGTGGTGATGCAAGGGTTGAGGCGCACCACACTGACTACAGAAGTCCGTTAAGAGTCCAGTGGCTTTGTAGAAAACACCATCTTGAAACTGAGGGGAAGCAGACCTACTTAAAATAACATGGAAAAGCAATTCCGCACAGACACACAAAACAAAGCAATGCATTTATGGTTTCAGCAGGTCGCTGACGAGTGCAACAAAAACAGCGTTGACGCTAAGTTAGTTATGTCAAAAGTAATGCGAATGGACATGACACCAGAGTTCATTAAAGCTATGTGGAAGACGCTACAACGTGCGCTATATGGAACTAAGAGCACTACGGAACTTAAGAAAGCAGGGGAGATAGACAAACTATACGACCATTTTGTCCGCTTCTTTGCAGAAAACTTTGAAATGGAACTACCACCATTCCCGAACGATGAGGAGAAAGGTAAGTTACTACTAGATGCGATGAAATTATCAAGCAACATAGACTACCCAAATAATTTTGAAGAGCCTACGATATGAAAGAAACAGTTACTGGTGGGAACATAGAAACCGCCCTAAAACAAGAAATAGATAAGGTTATTCAAATAGTTGTAGACGTGAGATATAACCCAGAATACAAACAAGACGAAATAGAAATGTACTTTCTTGATGGGGATGGTAACTATACCCAGTGCTTTATGCTAGTCGAAACATCACACCATACTGGAGATTTAGGAAAAAAGTACAGATGGACTAAGAAAACAAAGTAATATGAAACTAACGCCGAGACAAAAAGAAGTCTACCTATTCCTCAAAGCCTACGTCAAAGAACATAAAGTGTATGCGTCAATAAAAGATGTCATTGAACACTTTGGATTCACTAGACAAGCCTGTGCATTTCACTTGATTGCATTAATAGAGAAAGGAGCTATAGACAAGCAAAGGAGGGGGATTTATAAGCCTAAATAGGCTGTGGATAACCTGTTTGCTATATCCTAGATACTTGCTATTATGTATATGTTAGCAAGTAAGTAACAAGTATGAAACACATCAAATGGACTAAGGGCAAGAAGAAAGTTTATTTCCATGGACTAGGCAACCGAGCATTAAAGCAGTTTAATCAGTGACCTGTAAAAAAGTAATATTAGAATGGCAACTACACAATCAAAACCAATCGTTCAATTATCAGCAAAACATAAAGTAACCTACGAACTAAGAAAGCTATTAGGAATCATAAGCTCTTGGCAAGAAGTAAGTGTGGAAAGATTAGAGGAGCCGTCACTTCACATAACAACACAAGAAAAACCATCGCAAGTGTTCGTAAACGGTGTTTTATACAAAGAAGTTAGTAAAACAAATTCATGAAACTCACAAAATACCGCCAGTACCCAGAACGTACTGCTAGAGAGATAAAGGGAGAACAAAGTGACTTCTGGTCGTATGTAGCGATGGGTGCAGGAGTAGTTGCGCTCGTTACATTCCTTTACTGGAATACGATGGTAGTAGATGCGTTTATTCAAGTAATTGAGATGGTATGAAATATTTAGTTCTATATAACAGTAAAAGCAACAAAAACTTACAAGACAGCAGACCCGATGTAGAGTTTACTTACAAAATGCCAATGGGTTATGAATCTGCACAATACAGCGACACTGAAACTGTAATGATGCCGTTTACAACTCTAGAAGAAGCTTTGAGTTGTGCTAATAAATACAAAGGTTTTGTAGTGAAGTTAGTCGAAGTAGAGGTTAAAGAAAAAGATGTATGAAGAAACTAGAAAAATTATCAGAGCCAACCCACGACTACACGACACAGGCAACAATCAATCGAATTATAGACCGAGTGAATGAACTGTCAGAAATAATGAGTCCAGTTGAAAGAAACCTTGAAACTGACAAAACTCTTTACGAGAGAGTAAAAAACGCGGGCTATTCAGAAACAGACGCAAGAGTGGGTAGTAGTGGAGAGGGTTCAACTAAAACTTACTAGACTTATTACTTAATCCATAACTTATGCCGAAACTAACTAACCAACAAATAAAAATCCTTATGTTTGGTACAGGGCTTCTAATGGGTGCAATACCCGTATTGATGTGGGGAGGTGTTGGTATATTACTAGCAATGATTGTTATTGAACTTATTACTTAATCTTTGATGTATGAGCTACACAGGAAATGACGTAGAGAAAAGTAGAAATTCAGGATTCAGAGCAGGGTTTATTCTCGGAATTATTATCAGCACAGTAATTGCTTTGATTGTATGATAGATAACGAAAGCCGAAGTGACAGATTTGGTACTACAGTCACTAACCACATGTCACACAACGAGATGCCTAAAGATACTGTAGAGGAAACACTACTACAAAGATGTCAGCATAGAACCAGTAATCACATACGAGAGGCACTTGCTCTATATCACGCATCCGAGGGTCATGTGGAAGAACCGTTTACTCTTGCTGACGAAGATATAAACACCCTCATCGCCAACACTCTCAAACAAGTAAGTGAGGAGGTTGAGAAGATGAAGAACAGTACGGTGATTTCACCAGACGAAGAAACAGCCGAAGTTTACGGCATTAGATTAAACGAACGCAGAATCGCCCTCACAGAAGTTCAAAGATTACTGGAGGTTAAAGAAACTGTATGAGTAAAGATATAGAAGACGTTGTAAAACAGTTTGAGACAAAGTTCTTTGTAAAAGACGGCTCAATACCAGTTGAAACTTATGTTGAAGTAGAACACTTTATCCGCACCACCCTAAAGTCCCAAGCCGACCAGTATGAAAAGGAGAAGGGGGAGATGGTGAGGGAGATACTGGCAACCGCATACTTTGATGACTGGGAGTGTCACGTTATTGACTACGTTAAGGTTGAAGTCATCGCCCAAAAGTACAGTGTAGATTTATCAGAGTAATATGAAACACTGTACCTGCAAACGATGTGTAGCTTATAAAAAGAAAGTTATTAAAGGGAGAGGTGTAGTATTACAAGATGGTATTATAAAAATATGAGTCCAAGTCTAAACACATTTAATCCTAACGAAAAAGCTGAGTTTCAAGCGGCTTATCGAGAGGGATTTCAAGCAGGAAAGAAAGCGGCGTTAAGAGAACTTAAATACGCCATGAAAAACATCGAAAAATTAGAATCCTACAGCACTTCAACTGGAACGACAGAAGCGATATTTCACATAAAATCATGACCACCACACTCACAGTCACAGCAGAAGTACTATGCACCCTACAGAACATGCTAACAACCCCCTGCACACCCTTGAATTTATTAGTTGAGTTTTGTTTGTTATGAAAAAGACATTAAAGTGGCAAATTTGGTTCAGACCTTTTGAGAAAAGCTATTTCCGCATGAGTGAAATGGGCTGGCATTTATTCGATTTTGGAATTATCAAAATTCACACAATGCCGAAAGATGGAGAATCGTTAGGCAAGAGTCAATACAAAGGTATAATCATTCGTTTTAGCTATTGGTTTCCTATTGACCGAGCTTACTAACATGCCCATCTGCAACAAATGTTACCGTCGCCCTACTATCTATAGACTGTGTGAAAGATGTTTTGAGATTGTGAAGAAGATGGTAATATAGGGTATCGCTGGTTACTAAAGGGGTGTATGCAAGCAGTCAGCCGTGCATGGCGCTAAACCCAAACGACTGTCCCCCTTTAATAGCCCACGATATGCTACAATAACCAAGACAGGCAGGCCGCGCTTCGCAGACACGAAATCCCTCACAAGGGGATTTTTTGTAATACTTGTGGATAACTGTTTTTCGTCGTATTTGTCAAGGGTATAATACGAGTAATGGAAAACATTAACCAACAGATACGTGATGGTTACAATAGAGGCTTATCAATAAGAGAGATTTGTAGGATTGTCGGGCGGAACAAAACAAACGTAATAAAGCGAGCAAAGAAAATGGGTCTGGAGCACCCAAATAGAGACAACGCTCATCGTGGTAAAATAGATGCAGACAGCTCATTGAAAGGAGATAGTGAAATGTCTAAGCCTAGCGACCAGCAGGAAGCTGCGTTCCGTCTCCACTGTGAGCAGAACAATCTTCCATTCGACCTTTGGCGTGCTTTCTGGCACAAAACCAAAGATTACTCTAGCTACTTCGTTAACACCGAAGCCATCGTCAACGACCAACAAGCCATTGAGAACTTCATGGCTCGCCTACGCGCTGAAAGCCCACCTGTACAAAGGGTGAGCTACAAGCACCATCGTCTGTTGGTTCCTGCCAACTTCGATGTTCACATTGGTAAACTGTGTGAGAAAGTTCGCACTGACCGCACATATAGCTCGGATGAAGCAGTCCGTCGCGTTATGGAAGGTCAAGCTCGCCTTTACGAGTATGCCAAGCCACTTGGAATCACTGATGTTCTACTCCCTCTTGGGAACGACATCATTCATGTGGACAGCAACAAGTACACGACCACCAACGGCACGCCCCAAGACGCTACCAGCAGTGTCGAATCCATGATGCTTCTGGCGGTCGAGATGTACGTCAAGTATATCGAAGCTCTCACGAAGAATCATGACGTCTGGCTTACGCATGTCAGCTCGAACCATGACCGACTCTCGGGTTGGTCTGTATCGCAGATGATTGCGAACCGCCTGTGGAATAACAAGCGAGTCCACTTCAAAAAAGAAGTCCTGGCTAATACTCCACGTAAGTACTTTGTCTACGGCGACAACCTCATCATGTTCCAACATGGTGACAGCAAAGTAGACGCAGTTATTGGTAGCGTTATGCAGGAAGCTCGTTCGGCCCTCGGTCAAACACGCTTCACCTATTGTTACCAAGGTGATAAGCACCACAAAATGGTGTACGAACAGGGCAATGGCCGTAAAGGGCCAAAGGAAAAAGACTACAATGGTGTGGTGATGATTGCTAAGGGCAAGAACAATGGCAATCTAGTGCATGTCGAAACGGTACGCTCTCCATCGGAGGCTGACGCTTGGCACGCCCAACAAAACTACATCAACATTCCTGCTGTTGAAGCATTTGTCCACGACCTAGACCAAGGACAAATCGCTCGCTTCACTCACAACTTCTAGGTGACTCATGAACAGGAAACAACGTGCTGAAGAAATAGAACGCGCAATCGAACTTGCTTATGATTCGCTACGTTCTCATCTCGGATACACTCACCAGAAAGCCAAAGACGGCTCGATGGAGTTTCACAAGCGCTGCGTTCGTGAGTACGCCGAGATAATTCACATCCTCTCCAAACTCTACTAAAATCTGTGGTGTAACAATCACAGTTAAGGCTCGCTTTGAGCCTTACATTTTTTACGAAAAAACGTGCATGGTAAAATACTAGTCTTACTCTTAATTTGTAGCCATGTCACAGAACTTCTTTCAATCTCTCATTGGAGAGACCATCTATTTCATAAACCCTCAAGGGCGAAAGAACTGTTGTGTTGTAACTCCTAAGGGAGCTTTAGAATTATATAAACTACAGGAATTTGGCTATAAATTCCTACCTAGAGTGATTGATGTACGAGATAAACTTATCCCCTGCCCGTCTTGTCAGGGTTAGGGCATGTGCTATATTAAATAAGCAACTACGGTTGTACATTCGGGTTTACATGAAATCTCCTTCGGGGGATTTTTTGTACGTGATATAATGAATACGGTTCGACATGGATGTCCTTCGCCACCAATTGCTTACAGGGCAACCAGAGACATGCACATGTCGAACCACCACTATCCCCACCTTACGAGGTGGGTTTTCTATTAAGTGATACAATTAAAGCTAGAGAGGAGGTTCTTCACATGATGGAGACAAAGCGTTGCGCCTACTGCAAGGCGTTGAGACTTGAATCGCTAATGCTGTTCAAGATTCACGGACTACACTTCTGCAATCGCGGGCATTACCGCGAACACATAAGGGAGACACAACAACGTGCACAGATGGATTTGTTTCAGGCGTCACAGAAACAACCGCTGCCGAAAGCGGAGCCAATCAAGCCGATGTTGAATGACAATCATCCAGCATACTGCTTTTGCAGGGACTGTCGCCCTGACTGAAAGGAGGTGACCATCATCTCGTCTGACTGTACGATAACAGTTAAGAGCGTCACACTAGGCGCTCTTTCTATTTGTTATAATTGAGCTATGCAAAAGCTCCTACAGATACTCATAAAACTTACAGGAACTTTAATTGTTATCGTGGCTCTTACACTTCCGATGAACGCTCACTCACTCCCAGAATTACTACTCACTTCCTTGTTCGCTGGAGTTGCTACTTTTTTCATACACAAGCGCCTCTGGGACTGATTTATCCACAACCGTTGCTATTTAAAGCCGTACTGTGGTATACAATTAGCCACATGGAGAGTAAATTTCACGAAGCATACCGAAACATGGTCTTGTCTTATGACGAGGAAATCAGACTGCTTAAACAAGCATTGATTGGAAAGGATATATACGCGCAGTCACTACTAAAAAAGTATAAAGACTTACAGAAAAAGAAAGAAGTGAGCGACCCAGATATGGCGCTATTCCAGGAGCTAGCAGACGTTAAAGAGCGCTTACAGGACACTGAGGCGATGCTATACATGGCAACACGTTACCCAGAAGAAATGGAGAAGATTCGAGGAATGATGAGAGTTTGACGGTCTTGTGGATACTGTGTATAACTCGGCCAGACACGCTCACAACTTGGTATAATTATAAGGTAAGAGGGCATCGTCGTAGATGCTCTTTTATAACCCCTATCAGATTCGTTTGATAGTTAGGAAACTCAGACTTAAACATATAAAAACAAACACCATGAAACTAATCATCGCAGGGATAGCGATGTTGGGAGTAATAATTGGAGGTGTACTTTATTTCGTTCCTAGTACGCAAGTAATCGTACCAGAACGAGTCGTAGAGGTAGAAAAGATTGTAGAAATACAGTCATTAGATAAAAGAATTGCCGAAGCACAAGAGAAAGCTAAGGCAGACATCGAAGCACGCGCTGTAGAGGCATATAATGCCCTATACGACGCGGAAATGACGAAAGTAGCTGATAGTGTTAAAGAGGAATATATCGCTGAAATTGAGGCGACTATTAAGAACCCAGATTATTGAAGAGAACAAGGTCGGCTAAAGCGATTGATACGAGAGACCTTTCACGAAGACCCACACACAGCCGTTGCCATTGCAACTTGTGAGTCGGGCTTACACGTTGGCGCGTACAACGGTAACAACAAAAATGGTAGTACAGATGGAGGTTTATGGCAGATAAATTCTGTTCATGACAAAGAGCTAGCACGTCTTGGATTAGATAAATTTAATCCAGTAGACGCAACTAAATACGCGCGTATTCTGTACGAGCGAAACGGTTGGAATGATTGGGTTTGCTACACTCACAATATGCTAGCTTTAAGATAAAGAATTGACCGCATAGTAGCGGTCTTTTCTATTGGTCATCTTTGTCGTCCATACTGTCCCAGTCACACTCATCATCTTCTTCACTATCAACATGCTTTCCCCTGTCCTCAGAGAACCAGTCGTCTGCTATGTCGTCTGTTAGTGGTCTAGCCATTACACTAATTTTAGCATACACAAAACACCCCTTTCGGGGTGCATGTGTCAAAAGTGTTCTTTATTCAAGGGGAACGTACTAGCTTGGAGCTAGTAACTACAGTATACACTAGTCCTTTTTCTTGAAGATGAAGTTATACACATCTGTTCTTTTAACTTGATTCCAAATCATCACAGCAAATGAAACGATGGTTGTGATTGCTGAGACCACTTCCCATAGACCGTCTTCTGTAACCTCTAGACCGATAAATGATAGAAATAGTACTAAGATTGCGACTGCGTTTTTTGAGATAATCATATTTATGTTGTTGGATTACCAACTTTTTTATTCTTTTTTGCTTTTAAGTAATAAACCACTTTCTCCAGTAGGCTGATAATGGTCGTTTGTAGGCCGTTTATAGCCTCTACGTGCCTTTCTGCGCGTTTTGCGTAGGCTGTTTGGAGATATGGTGCGATAACCTTTAACTTCTCTTTATTCTCTTGGTACTTGATGTATTTATAGGGTGCCGTACCGCCGTGAGTTACTTCCTTATCGTAGTGGGATACACCAAGAAGTGGATTTATATTTACTCCAAGTTCCACCTTAATTAAAGAGTCATAGCTGTGGTCTTGCTCGTGGTTTAGTGTTCCGAATGTGTTAGCTGGATTCTTCTTGTCCCAACGGCAGTATTGAAAATGATAAGGGCCGTAAGAGTAGCTATAATTAGTTCCCCAAATTCCTTTTCGGGTAGCAGTTCGACCAGACTTCCAGTTGTCCTCGTGAATCAAAGTAACAATGTTATCTGTTCCGTATTTACCGTAATGAAGCTCTACCATTTCTGATAGTTCTTTCATAAAAGTAGGTCGCATGACATCATCTCCGTCAGTGTCTATTTCAGTGGGATAGTCGGTAAAGTTCCATTCAACAGTCCAGAAAATAGGTTTAAGTCCTGCGTTATCCTCTAGATACTTAGTATAGTCAGCGAGGAGTGAGCGATACTCCGCTTCTGGAATCTTCTTGTCTTTGTAAATTACAGTTCTCATTAAAATATAAAAGTTATACCAGCCCACGCCATACCTACTATAGAACCGACGGTTGCTGCGATAGTTTGAAAACGATTTAGTTTCCTGTCTTGCTTCTCGTCGTTTATTTCTAAAAGAGTAACTCTACCATTTGTTTTCTTTGCTTGTTCTAGAGTAGCAAGTAATGTTTCCTCCATGCGGATAGCGCGGTCATTGTGTTCGCGCATGTCTATACGCATTTCCGTAAGCATCTCTTTGAGGGTGTAGTTCTCTTCGGACATAAGTGTTTTGTAATACACTATTTTACCATATGAAAAACCGCCCTTTTGGGGCGGTTGTCTCTTTATTTCTTGGTGATGGTAGCGATGATGTCTTGTGCGGCTTCTTTTTGAGTATTCAAGGCGTTCATTTGAAACTCTTGATTCCTTGCTACAAGGTCTTGTCGTAGTGAGTAGCCGTATGACCAATTAAAGTTGCAAGAGTAGCCGTTTTTAAGCCATTTAGAGTCAGTGTGAGGTGCTTGTGCTAGTCTCCAGTCCTTGTCTAAGTAGCAAAAGCCCATCTCGCTAAACGGTTCCTTGTGTGTAGGGTCGCCATAGTAGCGATTAGAACACCAGTGAGGGAAGATAAGAGTTGCTTGTGCGCCTACTTTTAGTACACGGTATAGCTCATTAAAGAAGTGTGTGCGTTCCCACTTGTCACCAAGGTTAGTGAGGTGTTCGAGGAAGTGTGAAGCATGGGCTTCGTCTACTGAGTTGTCCTTAAACGGCCACTTGTCTTTTGCGAGATTACATACGATGTCTACGTTGTCCATCGGGAACATATCAACACCCTTAAAGCCCTCACGCTTGTTAGGCCCACAGCCGAGGTCAATTCGTAATGGTTCTACTTCCTTAACTACTGCTTTCTTTGTTGTTTTCTTTGCCATAAATTATAGCCAAATATTATTATTTAATGTCCACCCCACATACTTCTTTAGCGATTCTCTTAATGGCACAGGAGCTACCCAGCCTGACTCTTTTAGCTTTGTCCCATCAAGAGCGTAGCGACGGTCATGCCCGCTTCGGGTGTGGTGGAAATCTTTAAGTTCGTATTTAAGTTCCTTGCCTAGAATCTCCGCAACCATTTCTGCAATCTCTAAGTTGTTTAATTCCTCATCACCGACTACGTTGTAGCGGTCTGGCATAACAATCTCGTTGTTATCGACGTACTTAGTTGGCGCGCTCTTTAGAATGTGAAGAACTGCGTCTGCGTGGTTGCGCGCGTGTAGGTAGAAGCGCGAGCCAATATAGTCTTCATTACCATGTACGGTTACTGTCTCGCCGTTGTTAATTTGCCTGATAAGCATGGCAATGTACTTTTCACCATCCTGAGTTTCACCAAAGTTATTCATCGTATTTGTGATGACGACGGGTACGCCGTAAGTGCGCCAGTATGAGATAGCGATAGCTTCCTGACAGGCTTTAGATGCTGAATACGGATTGCTTGGAAGTATCGGCGACCATTCTTTGTGGTTAGTTCCAACGGGTGCCGCGCCATAAACTTCGTCGGTAGAAATCTGTACAAATACATCAGGGGGGTATTCTCTAGCAAACTCCAGCATAGTGAGTGCTACACCCACGTTGTTCTTTACAAATGGAACAGGGTCGTCAATAGAGCGCTCAACATGAGAGTCAGCCGCGAAGTTTACAATGTAATCAAACTTGCCGAGTTTCTTTTTGGTTGTTTCAGTAAAGAGTTCTGATAGGTCGTGAGTGATAACAGTTACACGATGTTCTTGACCGCGCATGGCACGTTGTATACGTTCTGGTGTTCCCTTATGTGACCATGATGATACACAGGTTACTTCCCAGTCAGTGTTGATAAGCACATGCTCAAGAAAGTGGCTCCCAATGAATCCAGCTGCGCCTGTTAAAAGTAGTTTCTTCATAAGTGAAATAATTTATATTTAATATATTTATATATTCTTTTAATTGCCCATTTCCGAAAACCTTTATTGTTGGTTTTGAGGTCGTACAAACCGTATCGACATTCTTTGAACAAATAGTGTTCTTGGCAAAAAATGCTTATTGTTTTTTTACTGCAATTAGTCCAAAGGCAATTATGCTCAATACTTGATACGTCAGGATTTACCATGGGTAATCATTGGCTAAATCGAAGTGACCTACTTTAATACTCGTGTCTACTGCTGTGCGATAGCCGTATTTCTTAGCATCGCCCCAGAAATAAAGGTCTTGTGTTCCGACCCCCTCTGCGCCCGCAATGGTCTTAAACCACGGCTTGCGTAGACGTTCATCTTTGAACATACTCATTCTCCAAAGGTGGAAGCCCATCGAAGAACCATTACATTCTTGAATAGTATTAGGAATAGGAACTTGAGGTCGGAAATTCAGTACAGGGTCATTAGGGTCACCCCAGATGTGAGCACAACCGCCCTCACCTTTACAGAAATAGAGTCCACCGATACAGTGAAATTCTGGGTGTTCATCCATGTCTTGTAGTAGCTTTAAATAGCCGTCTGGCGGTGGCATGTTGTCACTCTCGATAGTGAGTATGTATTCCCACTGTGAAAGTTCTGGATGATTTAAAACCGCTTGGATAGCTTCTGAGTAAGCGTGACCAACTTCTGCACCAAGTGCTAGGATTCTAACGAAACCGTTATTGGGTGCTAGAGCTAAGTTCCAGTGAGTCAAAGCAACCTTAGTACTCATTGTTTTATCCGCAGGTAATATACAAACTGTCCGTTGCTTCTTCCACGCACCCTCTTTTTGTAATCTTTTATTTGTCTCAGTGAGATTCAGATTATGCTTCCCACCAAAATCTTGAATTATTAACTCGCCCATTTGTGTGTCTTTTACTGTTAATGTTTAACACATAATAGCACAACAAAAACACCTGTTTTAATAGTCGTGGAGTGTCTGTGAATAAGTGGTTAGGCTCGGACAGGCCAAGCTACACAACTTGTGGGTGCGCCGTTATGGACTACGACCAACTTTGGGTCACGGTCTGTGTCGGCAGTTTCAGAAGCTGCGCCAGATACGTTAAATTCACGCGCACCAACCGCCTGTTGAGGTGTTGTTCCGCCAGTAATGTCTTCTGCGCACCTAAGACCGAACTTAGATACTCCAGTTTTACTTATATTTGAAATACCAGACGAATTGAGGTTAAATATCTTGTATTGTCCTGACGTAAATTCTCCAAACGATTGAGCTGTGGCAAACGAGGTTTGATTAGAAAAAGTACCCTGAAAATCAGATGCAGCGATAGCAGTATTCGACGCGGTAGTAGCGCCCATGATGGTCATTGTAGGAGCAACGGAAAATTCATTTACTGGAGTGCTCGCAATATAAATCCCAATAGACGCTTCAGTTATTGTGTCGTCGTTAGGAATTGGCTCAGTATTAAAAAGAATAAACGAGCGCCATAAAATGTCAAAGTTAGAAGATGCGCCCGTGTTAAGACCGCCTGAAATAATCCATGCCACATCAGACGATGTGTTATCACTAGCATCAGTGCCGTTACCTGCAATTATGCCAGACCACACTTGAGCTGTTGAGTTGTACCGAGCGCGGCCATCTACAGTTGTATCTTCTGGCCCAGGGTCGCCTGATTGTGGGTATGCAATTGTTACAGTTAAACCAACACTCAAAGACGGTCTAACTAAATCATGGTAGTTAGAAGTAAAGTCACCGAATGGAGTTGGCAGTAACAGTTCCGAACCAAGTAACTTTTGTCTTTTAGACAACCAGTCTATAAATCGTGGAGTAGCTTTTCGCCACTTATTATTCAGAATAATCTTTCTATTGCCGTGATGTTCACAGATTTCTGAAAGAGGTCGCCAAAAGCCACCAAGAGCTTCGTAATAAACAGGCTTTACCGCAAACACACTCACATGCTCTCCTGTAGAAAGAGCAAAACGAGTGGTGTTAAAGTAAGGCTTTCCATTTTTTGAATGAAGTAGAGGAAACCAACCCACAATATTTGGGTACAGTTTGCGAGCGTACTCTAGGGTTGGTTTATCTACTTGGTGCATAGTTACACTACCTGTTGTTCTACTACAATGAGATTACCAACTTGTTCCTTGGTGTAATATTCTGGTTTGTTAGCAAGGTCAAATTCGTCTTGTCCTGGGTAAGACATAAATACAATTTCACCTACTACTGCAAGAACTTTACGTGGACCACCGTCTACGTTGATAGTGTCTCCCTCTCGAATGTTCCGATAATTTACTTTGTTGATTACTGGCATATTATTTTGATTATGTTGTTGATAAGAAACTCAATAACGGCATGACGGTTTGCGTATGCGCTATTTGAGTTAATGGTACACCATTTGGAAGTGATGATACCGACACTGTGTACGCACCGAGTCCGTGGTACGGAACGCGGTAGCGACTGTTAGTAGTTTCTGCAGATGAGGCAACACCCCACGGCGCAAGAGAGTTATGAAGCGCGTTAGCATTTCCACCGATAGCGATAGATACACCGATGTTTGCTGATGACGATGAGTGTCTAAGAATTACACCTAGCCAGTACATACCCGACGATAGAGTCATTGAGTTACCAAACTGTAGGTCTAGTGGGCGACCTCCTGCTGCTGTTCCCCAGAATGATTGGATAGTAGCAGTTGATGACGCTCCTAGAGTTGTGTATGTGTACCCTGCTGTTCCTGTAGACACTGGATAACTTACAGTATTTGAGATAGAGCTGTTTGTTACCGCAAGTGAGAATGAGCTTGATGAAATAGACGATAGTGTTCCTGCGTTGTTTGAGAATAGTCCGTAACCGTAAGTAATAGTTTGCTGTCCTGATACAGATGATGTTGCGTATGAGAGGTTGTGCATTACTCGTAGCGCGTTGAAAGCAATGTTGTCTGAAATGAAGATAGGGAAGAAGCGAGCAGAAGCAGATGTTGCACCAAGCGCAGCGAGTGTCTGAGAGTTTGTTGAGTACGCCATGTAAGGCGCGTAGGTAGACTGTAGAACTTTACCAACTGAGATGGTTGAGCCGTTCGTTGATACAGAAATACCCGACGCACCAATGATTGAAGAAACTGGAGGAGCTGAGATGTTTACCACTGAGCCGTTAGTTCCTGAAAGTGTGAGGTTGATACCTGAGTAGCCGATGGTAGAACCAGAAGCTGTGGTATTTCCTGCTGTGTTTGCACCGAGTAGGTTTACCCAGTTGTTTTCTGCCGCGGCTCCTGGCGCAGCTACCGAAGCCGTAATGATAGAACCAGCGCTTGTACCAAAAGTGACGTTGTTAGCGTTACTAAAAGCAAGAGTAGTAAATGAGAATGAACCGTTAGAAGCAGACGCTACAGGCGTTACTCCACCACCCGCACCTGCTGAAAGTGATAGTTGAACGCCAACACTATTAACGGTCATTGAACCCGAGATGTTTGCACCGTTAAATGTTGTGCCTGTTCCTGCGTACCCACGCGCGTCTAGTGAAAGACCAGCGCTGTTTACAGTCCAAGTGACGTTAGATTGTGCTGTGTTAGTTCCAATACCATCGTTTGAAGCACGCGCTGTAGTTAGTCCGTTGTGTGAGGCAGTCATTGTGCTGCCGTTGATTCCAAAAGATACACCGTTAGAGTTACTGAAAGTGAGCGCAGAGAGTAAGTTGCTGGTTGTTCCTGCTGATACGCGGATGTTTGAGATGGTCGCAGCGTTTGATTGCATCGCAGTTGTAAGCCATGCAGGGTGGTTGAGCGAAAGGTTGAGTCCTGCTGTGTTATGGGTCATCGAACCAGAGATAAGGTTTCCACCAAAGCCTGATGTAGTTCCTGCCGCGCTTGCTGCGTTTAGAGAAAGACCAGATGAGTTAATAGTCATCGCAAGTGGCCCTGCTGTGAAAGCAGAGTTGAGTCCGATAGCATCGTTACTTGCTCGGGCAGTTGTTAGGTATGCCCCTGCGCTTTGTAATGC